TCAAAAGTGAGTGCTTCTGAAACCCACCCTTTCATCGGTGGAACAGTTGTTGATGTTGAGGTAGTATTGAATTGATACTCATAATCAACGAGTTGAGAAGTTTTATCTCCCAACTCTATGGCATAAGTAATTGAATATTCACCACCACTGATACTCAAATGACCAACAAAATTTATATTATTTTTCACATAGTTAAAAGTATTTGATATCGTACCAATGTCTGCTGTAATCGCTCCTAAGTTTGCTACATTCAAGTTATTCACATCCAGCTGTAAAAGTGTCCAATTTTTTCCATTCCACACGTATTGCGTCATCGGTTGAATGACTGTCTCATCACTTGCACTCAGTGTAGATGAACCTGTATATTGCCACATCATACCAGTAAATGGAAGTGATGGTTCTATTGAACTTTGAGTAACTCCTGTCGGTGCACCTTTTGGTCCCTGAATCAAGCTCCAAGTGTATTTTGTATAATCCGTACTATCTATAGAAATAAAATCTGTATACTGTCCAATATAGGTTTCCACCCCAGTACCCGTCACTGTGAAACCCGATTCTCCAGTTGAACTATTAGCATATGCAATATGAAGATAAGGTGTCTGGCCATCTATGCCTGATGAACCTTGTGCTCCTGTATCTCCTTTTAATCCTTGAGCGCCATCTTGACCATCCAAGACATTTGTGATTGTTATCTCTTTTGTTGCTACAACTTTTCCATTAATCATAGCCTGATAAGAATATACCGCCTTATCCCTAATATCTGAACCCTCAACTTCAAGTGTTTGCCCAAGTAAGATAGAAATACCATCCTTGAACCACTCATAGCTGTCAGCAACTGTTTCTATCGCATCAGAACCGAAGTAAATATGGGAGCTCAAAGTGGTTGTTCCAATAGAATTTTTAAATTGTACACCATTTGTCGTATTCAACTCTGCACGATAGGGTGTATTTTCCTGCACCATATCCCGCATTCTAGAAATTAATGCTTCAGATATTTGGCTTTTCAGCTGAATAAAATTAGAAAACGTCAATTTATTACTTATTGGACTAGAAAAACTAATTTCCATCTCACTTACACGCGCAGATAAAATCAAGCCCTCACCAAAATTTTCATCTTGAATCGTGACAGTATCTCCAATATCAAGCGGAAGATCATTACCAACACTTTCATAAACTAAGTCACTAGCTGCATCAACTTGATAAGTGACTTGTGGGTACGCATAACGCTTAAATTGACTCAAAGCATAATTCCATAAGTCTAAAGCTGAAGTAGCCTCAATTTGAAAATCTTTTCTTATCCATTTATCACTTGAATCACTTTTTACCTGAGAGGGGTACAACTCCATAGAAATCGGTGCATACGCTGTTGAATCATTCACGTTCTTATAAAATTCAACCTGCGAACCATCTGAAGCTTTCACAGACTGATTCAATGTATCCCACTTATACTTTCCGTTACTGTCAGTAACAGTAGTTGCATTGAAAATCTGTGTTTTATCAACAGTACGTGTCACTCCTGTGATATTCTTCCCAAAATACAAATTGACATCCGCACGATTTTTACCCACACCCTGAATGTTCCCACCATCATTAACCTGGTAAATATTCAATAGAATTGTATCCAAACTTCCATCAGAATTAAGTTTTGTAACAAATTCAAATTCACCCTCAAAATCAGTAATTAACGCAATCAATCTTGCCAGCTTACTTTCTTGACTATCATATGTCAAAATCTTCGTTACAGATGGTATATCATTTGTATCAACAATAATTTGGGTATTAGCTAATAATCCCATCTGTGAAATATACCAAGTGATATTTTGTGCTTTAGCACTAGAAAATTTATTGACTTGTTCATTAATCAGTTCCAAGTTTAGATTTTCACAAGATAAAGTCATCATAAAATCATCTTCTTCTATCTTCATAATATTAAAAAGATGACTTTTCCCCTGATAAGTAAAACTAATATAGCCTTTCTCCGAAATCAACGAAAGCGTAGGATTTAATTCTCCATTTTCTCTCTTTGACACCGAAAAATCAAAAGTTGATGTTCCTTCTGCAAGATAGCGATGCCAGTTATCATTAAAAAAATGAATCATGTCTGGAACATCGTTATTAAGATAAGCTACTTTAATCATGTGATTATCATGAATTGTTAGCTGCATTATAAATACCTCTCATTCCAATCTAGCTCTATATCAAGAACACCTGTAAACCAATCAGATGGAACAATCCCAAGTGTATTCATTCCTGGCGCAAACGAAAAAAACTCTGAACCCGTGACTAACTCTTCGTTGGCATTAGCGCCATTATAGTAAATTCTCCCAGCTTTCATATTAATCAACAACTCACTTCCCGTAAGAAAGCGATTAGGCACATCTTTCCACTTTTCAACATTTATCTTCTGGAAAGTTAAGCTTCGCAAACTCAAATTACTCATAAATTTTGTATTTTTACCATATTGACCAATAACAATATAAACTTTTGCACAAGCCATTGAAGCCACAGAGCTATCCGTCTTTTGATACTTCGAACCATTATAATAATAAGTGAGGTTTGCCCCTGATTTTATAACATAAGCTGCACCAGTTTTTTGGTTAAAAGCTGTATTTTTCTTTATCTGGTTAGCTTCCCCATTATTTGTTTCAAAAGCAATTGACTTGAACTCTGTTCCATTGGCATTCCAAAACTTAACTGCTGCAGTGTTTCCCTTGTTATCAGACTTGACAATACCATATCCCATGATAAGCTTATCATTTGCATCACAATAAAGCACTTGTATAAATCCCGTTTGCCCCATTGCACCTGCCCACGCCCAGATATTAAAATCTGAACGAAAGTTGACAGCACCGACAACATCATTTGAGTCGGCTGGAATAGTAAAAACTTGCGCTCCACCATGCCAAAAAGTTCCCGATCCAACTGTAGCACTTCTCAACCCATCACTCTTCCACGCAATTGTCCCATTTAGAGGAATACTAGTATTTTGAGGTGAAGTTGCTAGAGTCGTTTTAGAAAATACTGAAAAACCAACCTGATTACCCGCATTAAGTAACGTTTCAGATTGTGTATAATCTATGCCATCTGCTTCTTCCTTATTACCAATTTCCATAATTCCATCCGTTTGAACCAATCCTATGTAGCCATTTTCTTCAGAAGCTACGATTTTGATTGTAGGGTAAGTTTCTAACGTTCCGCTGTTGATGGCATTAACCGAAACCGACCCATCAGGATTATTAACTATTGTCCCATTCGCTCCTCCTGTATTTGAACGATTTAACACTTGGGTAAAATTAGAAGTAGGATGGGGGTTTGAACAATAAAAGGTGTAGTTACATACCCCACTAAGCATCCCTGATTCTGGCTTATCCAATGTTTCTAAAGTCCCGATATAAACAAGATTTGGTTCATCATCAAAAGAAATTTGTTGTTCTCCACCTGATAGAAAATCTTTGAGCAGACGATAACGATGAGCGAAATCCGCTGCTGTGACTGCTTCTAAGTAGAAAGTCACCACAATTTCTCGACCTTTGAGTCTTTTACTTGATAGTGACTCTCCATCAACTCCAGCACTGTTATCTGTAGTTAATAAATCATAAGATAGGTCTTCCCGCCCTGTCACTTGCAAAGTTTGGTAACCTTTAATCACATTTTCAGGGTAGATACCATTTAGCGAAATTGCTTCGCTAAAAAATACGACTTCTTCATCTTCTGTGTCTATCGTATCTCGAAATTTGTAAGTCATACAATACCTCCTAATCTATTGTTTCGAGCATTATCAAAATCATTTTTTTGTTGCACATAAGTTGCTGTCCCATAGCCAACAGCTTTACCGTCAAGATTACTTGTGACATTTGCCTGCACTATAATTGGTTGATTATAGCTATAATTTGCATTAAGATTGCCTTCAAAAGAGCTTTGAGCACTTGTGGCAACATTGTCAAGATTTGAAAAATCTGGTGTAAGCGCAGTTGACATCTTATTGCCCATAGATGAAAGATTAGGGAGAATATCTCCAGCTGCCTTAATCGTTTCTTCACCCAACGCACGTGTAGCCGAGACTAAACTAGAGGTATTTTGGGAAATCCCAACTGCAATCCCTGCTGGAATCCATTTCCCAATTTGGTCGCGCATTAGTCGAGAAGGTGAGCCGATATGAAGAAATTGTTTCGCAGTTCCTACGATTTTACTGCCTACATCCTTAATAGCTTGCAAAGCAGAACCTAATGCATTTTGAATCCCCTGTGCTAGTCCATGGATAATATCTGCACCTACACCAATCAAACTACCGACAAATCCGCGCGCAGTACTTACCATTGAATCGAATACTCTACCAATAATGCCTGGGATATTCCCAAGAGCACTACTAATTGCTCCAACAATTTGACTAAAGATAGATTTTACGACATTGAAAAATGTCATTACACCACTGCTTAAAACAATAAGCGCCAGGCCTACAGCTGCAATTCCTATAGCTAAAAATAACATTCCTGCTCCAGCAACAGTTAATCCAGCCCCTCCTATTACCCCCGCAACTCCTAGAGCAAGTAGGGCAGCAGCTGAAAGTAATGCGATAGCTAGAAAAGCCACCATAGTCACTGTCATAAGTAATACCCTAGGTATCAATAAGAATAATGTCGTTGCAAGCATAGCGAAAACACTAACAATCAATAAGCCATTCGTTGCAATTAGAGGCATTGTCATTGCGAGTATAACAAAGGCTGGTGTTACAAGCAAAAGTCCAACACCAAGCAATAATAATGCTGCAACAAGTAAAATCGTCGAAACTATAAGTGCTACTATAGAAAGCACCATAGTAATTAGTGCAGCTGCTATGATGACTACAGGAACTGCTACTAATGATAGAGCTCCTGCCAGTTTCGTAAATATTTGGACAACCTGACCTCCACTAGCTATAATAATCGGAAGTGAGTTAGCAAGTAAGGTAAATCCCAGTCCAACCAATGCAATCCCCGCACCTACCATAAGTATCGAAGCCCCAAACGCAAGCATCCCTGCTGAAGCTGATGTGAGCGGACCTCCTATTAGTGCTAAGTAACCTGCAAAGAGAACCAGCCCTCCCCCTAATTGTATTAAAGCTTCTTGCGCTGGCTTTCCAGCTTTGGCAAGAGATTCCGAAGCTGCTACAAGAATAGCAATACCTTGTGCTCCTTGGTTAATACCTGAACCAATAGAACTTGCTGTACTACCGATACTAGAAATAAGAGTACTTGCCTGTAATATTTTTGGTGGTGGTGTTTTCTCAGTTTCTTTTACTCCCGATGCTCCAGATAATGACGAGATTGTTCCTTTAAGGTTCTTCCCATTTTTTAATACATTATTCATATTTTTTAATGAATCAGCTACTATTCCTGATTGTTTATTAAATCCCTCTAATGCATTTGTCGCTTCTTTAACTGCACTATTTTCTTTAAAACTGTTCAAACTAGTCTGAACAGATTGAGCCATAGTTTTAGCATGCTCCATAATATCTGACATACCAGCAATTAAAGTAGCACTATCAATTGTTGGTACTACTATTGTTGAAGAATCTGACATAAATTCTCCTTTCTATTTTTTATATTTTTAAACTAAAATTTTAGTCTCTGTTTTTGTGGCATACTATTCTCAAAGAATAGTTTAATTAATTTTTAAAGGATTCTGTATGGGAATGTTGGCGTGTGACAATTGTGGAAACACGAGCTTAGTAAGCAAAATAATAGAATGGTTCCTTATTTAATCATACTGAATATGACATAAAAGAAAGTTCTAAGGAACTCAACTATAAGGTTAAAAAGTAACATCAAATATTACAAGAAAGACAGCGTTTCCAAGAGGAAGAAAAAGATGATAAATTATTCTGTGAATTCTGTTGTTCAGAGTTCGAGATGAGTCAAAATTCAGAATATCTAAAATATAAATTAGAAAAACAAAAATTATCTGAGTTTGAGCAAAAACGTCTCAATACACAGAATTTTGACCAAAACATGCAAATTCAGTCATTAACGAATAATCAGATAATAAAGATTGTCGGCACTATTTTCATCGTTCTCATTGTTATTTCATTCATCATTGAATTCTTTACCACTCGTTTTATTTTCCAATTTTTTGATGATAACTTTTATATAAAAGTTATTTGTAAGTGATAAAAGAACTAATCTTTTTTATTCTGTCTTTTTCTTTTTTATATACTCTCTGAAACGCTCTTTAATCGTCTGTATTTGTGAGTTATTCTCGCTTTGAAACTCTCCTCCCACTTTAGCGATTTGTGCTTTATAATCGTAAAATTTTTCAAACTTATCATAGACAGCTTTAGTTTTATATTTGCCAACTTGGCGCTCAGCTTTTACTACAAATCCAAGATAAGCCTCACGATGTGCTGAAAACTCTTCATCAATTTGTCTAAGTTTTAGCGCCTCTGTCATGATTCGATATTGCTTTAATGTCAAACGGTTGATTTGTGACCAATCCGTCATCCCAAAAAATCGAAAACAGTTTTTTGCTACTACTTCGTAAAAATCTTCTAGTTTGTTGATTTGTTTTGAGCCTTGGTTACCGCTTGCTGTACTTGATTCATTACCTTCTTGGTAGCATTCGCTGTCCCTAAACCCTCTAATACCCGATTAAAAAGTTGCTCTGTATCTGCTTCATTATCAATAAATTTATCTAAATCCTTTACAGTTAATCTTGGACTACAAGCACGATTGGCAACCTCTAAGACATCTACTAATGCTGTCAAGTCACCATCAAAGAGTAAGCTAAGATAATATTTCAGACCGATTTGCTGCTTGATAGCAGAACCTGTTTCAATTGGTGCTTCGATTTTTTTGTTGATATCACGTAAAAATGCCATACCAAAATTAAATTCATAGATTTTATTGTTGATTTCGAGTTCCATTTTTTCTCCTTTGTGAGTGATAAAAAATAATGCTTCCTCTGTATTTTCCTGTTCTAAATACAGAGGAAGTTTTTTATATTAAGCTGGATTTGTTACTGTAGTATCTTGGAAGACATAGTCTACAATAGCTTGGTTTTCAGATGAGAGTGTTGCTTCTCCTGATTTTCCAGCACCGTTGACTGCAAATTTTGTGTCAACTTCAGCAATATCTTCAGCATTTGTCTTGAGCGTGAATTCTGTCATGATTGCTTGGAAATACTCTGCCTCATACTTTTCGCCATCTGCTGTTGGTTCATCAAGATTAATCTCCCAAATTTCAACGGCTTCTCCTGAGCGGACTGCATCTTTAAATTTTTGAATCAAGGGACTGTGAGTTGCAAGAAGAGAGGTCGCTGTAATTTCTTCTGAAACTGGTTTTGTTTTAACAAGATTTCCATCTTTCGTAGCAGTAATATCACTATCAGCTGAGATAGTATGTTCATTTTCTGTTTGAAAAGCCAATGCAGAAGCGCCTGCTGTCAACCGATCTGAATAAAGACGATAAAGATAAACGACGCGCTTTCCTTCAATTTGTACTGGTGTTGTTGTATCTGCCATTTGTTATTTCTCCTATTTGTTTTTTTTATAGTATTCATCGTCTGAGTCGTGCGCACTGTCACTCTGACTATTTTATAAGTTAAAATTATTCTTTTCAATCTTTTTTTTGCAATTATTTACTCTAATTAGTAGACAGTGGGTAGACTTTATCCCTGATTTGTAAAATATTGCTGTTTTTTTAAATTATTTTAACTTATGAATTTATATTACTCTTTTTAATAGTCATTGTCAAGAGAAAAATATTCTTTTTAATAAAAATAATTATATTTTTTATCTTAAATCATAGAAAAACGCTGTAATATCGAAGTACCAGCGTTATTTTTTATTAATTAGAATAATTGAGAAGTTGTCGAAAAACTGAGTCTGCCATATCGTAAAGGCTTGGTTTGATATGAAAAAGAGTGAGAAAACCATGAATGTCAATATAATCAGGCTGATCGTCAAAACTTTCAAGATATTGTTCTGCTCTGGATTTTACCATATATCGGTCAGCCTGATTTTCTTCTCCAACATGAATCATGTCAGGCTGGCAGTCATAGCGATAATGTCCGCTTATCAAGTGTCCCAACTCATGTAAGATAATGTTTTCACGTTCAATTTCCGCTAACATCCCATTGACAAAAATAATCTTATCATCTGGAAAATATATCCCATCGGTTTGACTTTCAGGATTGGTCGGATAAAAGAGGATGACTTCTACGCCTAGCTCTTTAATCAGTGCGTTATACTCCATCGCGTTTCCCCGCTTATTTCTGAGGTTTGTTATTAAGATAGGTGTGTAAAAGCTCTTTAAACATCTTTCTGTCACTATCATCAAGGGGCTTGCCACCAAACATAACTGCGTGATCAATTTTTGTTTCTAAATCTTCATCAGTGATTGACTCTCTTCCTAAAAGATAATCTGTCGTTGTGTTAAAATAATCTGCAATTTTTTCAAGATTATCTGCATTTGGCTTCTTATTTTTTAATGAATAGAGATAGTTTTCTCCTAAACCAAGCTCAATCGCAACTGTACGTAAACTGATTCTTTTTTGCTCTGCTAGGAGTTTTATTCTTTCAAATAGGGTCATGATTTCTCCTTATCTTTTTATATAATCCTATCACAAAGAATAATATTAGTCAATATTCTTGATTGTTTGCTTTTTATCAAAACAAGTGCGTGCTATCTCCGCCTTACGGCTACGCTGTCGATGCTCACTAAGGCACTGAAGCGCCTAGTCGCAATCGCAATACTCCGACCTCTTAGGTCGGAGATAAAGCAGCACTATCTCCGCTTCGCTACGCTGTCCATCCTCGCTATGGTGCTAAAGCACCTAGTCGGAATGGCAATCCTTGAATTTCGTCCGACTGCCATAGGGCGTTGGCGCTTTTAGCGCCTAGGCTTCTTGGAAAAGACCACTTCGCCTTGCGACTTTAGTCGATTGCGATTTGAA